CTGCCATCTGGAATCAGACCCGGAAGGGCAGCAAGTTCGTAGCTGAGCATATCATCAAGACCATCATACGGGACAATATCCTGGATGTGGGAGAGGTCTGGGTGGCCGATGGTCATACCCTGGCTTTCGATATCTACAATCCCAAGACCGGGAAAGCCCAACGCATGACCATGATCATGGTACTGGACTGGGCAAGCCGCTATCCGGTGGGAGCCTCCCTCGCCTTCACCGAAGACAGCCAGCACATCCAGATCGCCTTCAGAAATGGGTTCCTTAACTGGGGAGCATTGCCTAAGTTCGTCTATCTCGATAATGGCAAGGCTTTCAAGAGCAAACTCTTTCATGAAGCCTGGGAATCCCATGATCTGGAGATCGAGATGGGTGGCATCTTCCCCAAGCTGAATATCGGCGCTCAGTTCGCAGCCAGCTATAATGCCAAAGCCAAAGTGATCGAACGCTTCTTCAAGACCTTCCAGGAGCAGTTTGAACGGTTCATCTCATCCTTCCGGGGTTCATGTATCGATAACAAACCTGCTCCCCTGATGCGAAACGAGAAGTGGGCTCAAAAAATATACAAGGCTGAACCACCCACGATTGAGGAAGCCATGCAGATGATCGGCTTCTATGTGCGCTATGTCTATGGCGAGACACCGCATGGGGGCTTGGGTGGAAAGACACCCTGGCAGGTCTTCAGTTCCGCTCCTCTTCCATCAGACAGACTGGTGCAACCCGGTAAACTGAATTTCATGATGCTGAGTGCCGAACGCAAGGCAGTCCAGAATGACGGGATCGTCTTCAATAAACTCCGCTACTGGCATCCTGCCTTGATCGACCTGATCGGCAAGCCGGTGATCTTCCGCTACGATCTGGCTGATGCCAGGTGGATACTGGTCTATGATACCAAAGACGTATTCATCTGCCAGGCAGAGCTAAGGCAGACCCAGCATCCCTTCATTAAGCTGGCGATGGATCAACCTCTGGCGCACAAAGCACTCAAACAGGAATACACCTACATCAAGAAGCTGCAACGAGGCACAGAACAACGCTCCAAGCTCTTCGTAAAGAAAAACCAGGAGACGGTGGATGCCTTACTTGAACCATACCAGCGGATGATAATAGCCAGTGAGAACCCTACTTTTATCCAACCGCCCGCCCTGGAAGCTCCTGAGCCGGGTCCGGATGAGTTCATCGCCAACCTGGAACATCAGGTAACCAAACTTCTGGAAGACAGACCTGAACTGCAAGTGCCGGAACATGAGAAAACTGATATGGACGATCCCAATGATGAAGATCAAACCTTCGATCCTGGCATCGCCCTCAATGACAGCTTCAAAGAGATGTGCGACTTCATCGGCATCAAGCAGGCAGCCAAATGATCACGATTAAAATTAAGGAGATACAATGAAACAAGGTCAACTGATTAAAACCAGCAACGTAGCCAAAGCCGATGCCACGATCAAGTTCCTGCTCAACCGACTCAAACTCGAGATGGTGGGACTGGGACTGATCTATGGCAAGCCCGGACTCGGCAAGACCACCTATGCCAACCGTATGGCTTTCAGTAACGGGTACATCTATATCCGGCTGGAGGCAACCACCACCCCCAAGTCCTTCGCAGTGCAACTGCTTACCTCACTCTACCGACGTTTCCACTTAGGCGAGTACATCCCGGTAGGAACTGCTAACAACCTCTTCAAAGCCTGCCTGCAGGTCTTGGAAGACCATGAAGACACCGTTATCGTGATCGATGAGATCGACTATGCCTTCCGGCTGCCCCAGTTGCTCGGTGCTATACGGGACATCGTGGATGAGACCCTGACCGTGGTGATCCTGGTCGGCATGCAGAATGCCAAGGATAAGCTCAATATGATCAATGAGTACTACTTCGACCGCTGTAACAGCTTCTGTGAGTTTGGATCGCTAAACAAAACCGACATCAAAGCCATCGCTACCCAGGTGATGGAGGTCAAGGTCAGTTCCGAGATGGTGGAGATCATCTATCACCAGTGCGCGGGTAACCTGCGTAAAGCGATCAAGCTGATGCATACCCTGGAGATGGCGATCAGCAAGCAACCCGATATCCCACTCTCGCAGGTCAACTTCAGAGCGATACTATGAGCATCCTTGAACTGGTGGAGAACTTCATCGACCACTACAACAAGCCCTTCTCGGCAGAGACGCTTGCAGCTATGATCCAGAGAACACCTGATGAGGTTGTACCTATCTTGGATAGCTTGTTAGCCGATAAGCGCATCAGGCTGATCAGCCAGACAGAACTGATCTATGCCCGGGCTAACCGCTATCAGGCTCAGATCGGTTATCAGCACTACAAGGGCTGGACCTTTGACCAAAGCGCAGCCCACCAGCTACTCGATGTCCTGGAGCAGGGCAAATACAAGTCCATCCGGGACATCGCCCTGGCAGTCGGCAGATCAAGGCAGTGGGTCTATATCTACCTCGAAGCCCTGGCTTCAATCGAAGTGATCGATCTGAGGAACTTCGTCTATGTGGTCATCTCCCGCAAGAACGTGCCCAAGATCGGCAGAAAAGTCAACAAAGGCATCCTGAGTCTGCTCCGCAACCTGAACAAGGTACACGGGCACAGGATAATAACTTAACCACCCCAAACAAACGAGGGTATTACTATGACGAAAGAACAGAGAGAACGCTACCTCCGCCAAGATATCCATGCCATGCGGGTCAAGAAGTTCAAATGGTCGGAAGATGACCTGAAAGGACTGCTCAAGTACTTAGGACTGGGTGACTCGCTTACCGCCCTTGATGAACTGACCCTGACCGAACTCAAGCTGATCCTAATGCGGGTCCGCCTTACCAACAAATCTGATGAATACACCTACGACAAGCAGGGGATGTATATGCACTCCCTGATGAAAAAAGCCAAATGGGACGAGTACAAACTCAGAACCTTCTTTATCACTCACTATCGCAAAAGCCACTGGAACCTGTTGAATAAAGACGAACGCAAAGCTGTAATCGCCATGCTGCAGAACTACATCAAGAAAGCCAATCAAGACGAAAACAACTCAAATCAGAATAGAAACCAAAACTACAATCATAAGGAGACATCTAATGGAAACCCCCAAGACCCCCAAGCCTAAGAAGACCGCCGACCGCACCAAGACCGATGCTAACGGACAGAGCATCCCCATCTCGATTATCAAACCGGAAATCCTCAAACAGGATGCCATAGTCAATAAGACCATCGAACGTGCCAAGAAACTCCAGGAACGCATCATCAGAGATAAAGCCAAACTCTTTGAGGAAGTGGAACTCTACCTGGAAGAGGTAGCTGAGAAGAACGGACTGGAGTGGAAGGGCAATGCCATCCTCAACAGCTTCGACGGACAGAACCGGGTGGAGATCAGGTTCAAGGAGCGTATTCAGTTCGGCATCGAACTCCAACTCGCCAAGCAGAAGATCGATGAGTGCCTGAAAGAGTGGTCGGCTGACTCCAATGCCAACCTCAGAGCCATCATCAGTGAAGCCTTCCAGGTGGATAAGAAAGGCGAGATCGCCAAGTACCGTATCCTCAGACTGCGTAGATACAACATCAAAGACACAGTCTGGAAGGAAGCTATGGAGCTGATCGACCAGGCGATCCAGGTGGTATCCACCAAGCAGTACATCACCTTCTACGAGAAGGATGAGTCCGGACAACAGCGTCAGATCGTGCTCAACTTCAGTACCCTGTGATGAAGAATGATTGGTATCCTAATGCAAGTAGATTTGAACTAAATACGGGAGAATGAATAATGACACCTATGAATACCAATACAGCAGAGGAGATAAAACCGATGAGCGTCTTCAATGATGAACGTAACTACCGCACGGATGAGATAGCCGATATCCTCCGGGTTGACCGTTCCAGTGTTTACCGCTGGATACGGGACATAGATAACCCTCTGCCTGCCTTCCGCACCAAAGAAAATGGTCAACTGCGCTGCAAGGGCAAAGACCTAAACGCCTATCTGGACAGACACAAGGTCCGACCTGAGTATGAGTAACTCTCTTGAGTTCCGCATCAAACGGGACAACTGCAAAGAAGCCTATCTGAACGGCAAGACCGATCCCACTGAACTGGCGGTGATCTTCGGGGTTTCCGACATCACCGTCCGCAAGTGGATCAAGCAGAGCAAATGGGATGAGCTGTTCAAAGAAGAGCGTAAACTCGACCATGAGATCGGTATCGCCCGCAAGAAGGCACTCATCCAGGCACTGAGAGAATACGCTAAGAATCCGGCAGACACCGCTCTGCAAAGCCTTGTCTCACTCATCAAGCAGAACCAGAAAGACAGTGAGCCTTCCAAGGAGTTGAACGACTATATCGTTCGCTTCCTGGATCAGGTGACCGACTTCATGATCGAGAAAGGGCATGAGACTTTACTTAAGCAGTTCCAGGGCATTGTCCTTGACCTTGCCGAGTACTTAAGAGTCAGAAATGGATGAATTTACAGCCACGGACATGGTTGCCTCCAAACCTACAGACCTGCCTACCCTCCAACAAGCGGAGCCGTCGCCTCCGGCTCCGCACTTTCATGGTTACCCTCCGAAACCCCGGGGTCCCCGACTCCCGGCTTGCCGGTGGTTGGGGTAATTCCGGGTTATGTCTAAGAAGTTCATTCAGCGACATAACAAAGCACTGGCGGAGATCGCATCCAAAACGATCTCCGTCTTGCCTTTTATAGACGATAATCCCGAAGCCAAGTCCGAAAGGATAAGACGCACCACTGGAGCAGGATGGGATGCCTTCTCGTTCTTCTGCCATACCTATTTCCCGCATATCTTCCCGCTACCTTTTTGCCCAGCGCATGAGACCATTTTCGATGAGACTGATAAGGGCTCAGGCATCATCGCCATCACCGGTTTTCGTGGGCTGGGCAAAACGGTTCTCATGGGAGTGGTCTATCCCATCTGGATGATCATCAAAGGTGAACGCTACGTGATCCATACCGCCGCCGACATAGATCTGGCGCAGGAGCGGACTGCGTTTACCCTACATGAGCTGCAGAATAATAAGCGTCTCACCATCGACTATCCGGAGTTGCAGCCAATGGATGCCTTCGACCTGGACTTCTATCTCAAGAATAAAGCCAGGATCAGAGCCAGAAGCATCAAGCAGTCACATCGTGGAACCATCAATCCCAAGACTGCCAAGCGTCCCGGATTGATCGTCTGTGATGATATCGATAAAGAAGAGAACATGGGTAACCAGTCCATCGGTAAGAGACGTATGGAGAAGATATCTCAAGAGCTTGCCGGAGCCTTGGCACCCGATGGCAGTGGCAAGATCATCTGGCTCGGTAACCTGGTACATCCCAACTATGCCATCTGCCAGTTTCAGGAGCTCATATTAAGCGAAATGCGGGCAGATAATCCCGATTTGGACTTGGGATGCCAATCAGTCTTGAAAACGCACCAAAAAGCGATTTTGCGCTTCTCTCTCGAAGATCAGCATGGTAAGTCCACCTGGGAGGCTCAATATCCCACTGCCACTCTGCCAAACCTGCGAGCCAAGTTCGGTATGACCGGATATCGAAGAGAAATGCTTGGGCAGCCTGTCATTGAAGGGAACATCTTCAAGAACCACTGGTTCACCAAGTATAGATATCTGCCTGAGCCATCGCAGTTGAAGCGGGTCTGGCTCTATGCCGATCCTGCCTGGGGAGAGAAAGGCTGTTTCAAAGCCATCATCTCCATAGGCTATGACGGCAATCGCTTCTATGTGATCCACGTCTGGATACGCCAGACTGAGAACACCAAGTTCTTCAGATACTACTATGATGCCTACCAGGAGCTGGATCGAACTTACAGAGTGAGAGCTAGAGCTGCTTGCGAAACTACCTACGGACAGGCACGTATCCTTGCCGACTTCGATCGGTGGGCTACCGAGAACCATCTGCCACCGATAAGCCATAGAATCAAGCGGATCGATAACAAAGACAACAAGAACCTACGTATAGAAAGAACCGAGACCATTATCGAGACAGCTAAAGTACTCTTTCCGGAGGGGCAGGACACTTCAACCCTGATCAGTCAGTTTCTCACTTATCCTGATGGTTACATCGATGGCTGTGATGCTCTGGCTGGATGCCTGGAACGCTTCTCCGAATACGATATTGGTAAGAACAGAGTCAAGGTCTGGAGGTTCAGCTTCTAATGAACTACTATGATAAACTCATGTTGGAGTATTACCGAGTCCTGAACAATGCCTGGAAGACTGAGATCAAGGATGCTGCCAGGCTTGCCATCCAGATGTTGAGTGACATGCCCAGAGCCGAGAAGCTCAACCAGAGCTCAATAGATAAGCTTATGGGCATCATCAATACTCAGTTGGGAGATGACTTCGCAGCCCTGGTCAATGAGCCCACCAAAGCGATAATAGACCGCTGTGTACGGCTTGGATTGAAAGATGTCCAGGTGCAAGCTCCGACCAGAACCAGCATCGGGCTCTGGAGCATCGAAGACCAGCACTTATCTTCCACCATCCAGAAGCAGCAATTATTCTGGATCGGGAATCACTTCGAAGCCGATGTCAGGCAGAACTTTGCTGATACACTAACCAAAGCCATTGAGCAGGGCTATACTAAAGAGATGCTTGCAGATACTCTCAAAGACCAGTTCAATGACATCGCCAATCGCTCATCCCACTACTGGCAGGGACTGGCAGAGCATACCGCACTGAGAATACGAGAGTTCGGAAGGCTGCAGGGCTATAAGAAAGCTCAAGCCAGATACTACAAGCTCGTGGTGATCCTGGATGACCGCACGAGTGATATCTGCCGGGCTCTGGCATCCCAAGATAAGGTCTATCCCCTAAACGATGCCTTGGAAGTGATGAATAACCTGATGGCATTGGATACTAAATCAAACAACTTAGATGATGCCAGAGAATACATCAAAGCCCTCGCTCCCTGGATCAAAGAAGATCAGATCGAATACGATTCAGAGATGAATCCAGTAGGCGTGTCTGGAGCACATACTCCGTTCCCACCGTTTCATTGGAAGTGTAGGACTACAACGGAAGTAGTTGTTATCTGACCTTGACAAATGCACAGGGTTTGTAAAACTTGCAAATTGCTTTGTGAATTATGTAAGAGGAGTCATCCATGAAGAAGAAACTACATGTCATACTATTTCGCTTGCATAAATCCAAATATGCATTATTATACCTCCAGAACTATAGAACTGGAGGTTCAGATGAAGCGAATCAAGGTTGCAGATATATTGTCAGCCGAAGAGCTCAAGCTTAGGATG